CTCATAAATACCTTTTCCTAGCCCAAGCATTTCCTCTACGCCATCGGGTAAGTTCATCCGCAGCTGTCTCTTGGGTAGTGTGGCGAATTCATGGCCACCTTTTGCCTTCATATTTCTTTTTCTTGCACCACTTTGGCGCTTGTCAGCAGCAGTCGGAGTATACCACCCTTTTGATCTCTTTGATTTTGTTTGTTCAACTCCTCCAAAAGCGCTTCTTTTAACCTTTGCTTTAACCCATGCAGAATCGTCATCACGCTTGCCAGGAGCGGCCAATAAGGATGTGTCCGCTTCGCCTTCTTCAGTTGTGGGTGGGGCCTCTTCTTCGCCTCCCATCTCTAGATCCATTTCACCCCCCATATCACCACCGCCCATGTCAGCTAACTCTTCACCGCCGAGCGCGCCCATATCACCTCCTCCGGCGCCCTCGGTGGCCATGGCCTCTTGTCCTAACATTTCTATAGATTGAGCAAAATATTTATCATAATAAAGTTCTCTTTGATTTCGTAAGAATTCCTCCTCAGACAAGTCAAACAGATTTCGAGCAATCCATCGCTTACTAAAATATCCCTCTGCGGCTTGAGCAGCGACACTAAATTTAGTATTCCAGTGTTCTAATTCTTGAAGTTCGGAAATTTTAGATGGATTGTTCAATTTAATTTTAAACGACAATAAATCATCACCTCTATACCCTATAGTATAAAGATGAATAATGCCAATCTTTTCTAGCTCAGTTGTAACGGATCTTTGAAGTCTCTGAATTGTTCTAGCAAATCTAATATCTTTTTGGGCCAAAGTAGCCTTGTCTTCATCAGCACCCTCTGAACGAGACAGATAAGATGCTGGCACTTTAAGAGCTGAAAACAACTTATCTCTTAAATATTTAACGTCATCAATGTCTCCGGTATAGGTTCCGCCCGGTAAACTTACAATTTCTGTACCTACTCCACCGCGTGTGGGGATAAAATAATCTTCCTCAACGGACATTGGATTGTATCTTAAGTCAACCCTTCCCGAATCTTGATCAACAATCTGATTACGCTTCATCGAAGTGATAACCCGCTGCATATATTGCTCAACATCTTGGGGAGGGATATTTCCAACATCAACTTTGAATACCCTACGTTCAGGTGCTCTCACAATTCTATATGCCATCATCGCATCTTCTAAAAGAATAAGTTGGCGCCAAATTCTTCTCGCTGAATCTAGAACAGACGTACCATATGGAGCGAACTTGTCATTCCCAAGTATTCTAAAATGTCCCAATTGCCAGTTTTCAAAAGTGACACCACCGGAATTCCATTGATATTGTACATAATTTGGATTGGTTTTATCTTCGCCCTCCAACCTTTCTATCTGATCAGTGGGCAGTCCAATAACTTGTTTGATTCCCGTGTTTGCATCGATGTCTAAATAAAGATAAAAATCTCCATACTTACACATTGTACGACACCAACCAAATAAATTAAATTCCACATTTAAAACATTAAAAAATAAGGTATCTAATATTCCTTTTATCTCTTCGTCGTGGCAATCAACATCAATTATCTTTTTTATGCCAGTGTGTGTTGTCATTTCATCAGCATAAATATCTAACGAAGAAGCAATTTCAGGCGTGTACTCCATTTGATCAAAATCCGAATATCTCTGCAAACGAGACTGGGTACCCATCATATATGAAGAAAAATTGTCAAAAGGATTGTATCCAATTCTTTCAAATTTTTGACCTGCAACATCCTTAAAAGTAGTTGCATACTTGTCCAGTCTTCGTCGTCTTAGTTGCCGTGTATTCTGGGATCGATAATTAATCAAAGGTCCAGAAAATAATTTCGTTAATCTTCGGTATAAATTTGAATCTGGATTTTTTGGGTTTTTAGTGCTTTTTACTTTTTGACTTGGATCCATCTATTTTATCCTCTTAGTAACCATAGAAACTCTTTCATTTTCTTTTTTTCATCAATAGCTTGTTCAAACAGTTCTGTTTGTCGAGGTTTTTGCATTCCTGGTATTCTAGAATCAATATGAGTTTTATTTGTCATTATACAATTTATAAACGCTTTTTTATACTCTATCTCTCTTTTATTTTCAATAAGTACTGTATCTCTTACCCAACAACCAATTGCACATGCCATAATTAAATCATCATTATAACCTCTTTGTGCTTCTGGCTTACCATTCCTCCAAATAAAAGTGTCTAACTCATTAATTAGCCTTCTAGAATAAATAGTCAGCATTTTGTTTCTTATATATTCTTCGAATTTAGCAACAATTAAGGGCCTTGTTTTCAAAGAAGTGGTAAATCCGGCGATTGCAGAAGAGTGAGTTTCGGCTTGGTATTGATCAATATAATCATGAGAAGATTTAATCGAGTGATATAAATTTGGATATTCCTTATCTTTTAATTTATCCAACACTGCATAACCAACACTATTATTTTCTACCACCACCATCGCATTTCCGTATTCTCGGCCTGCGCTGAAAACTATCTCCGAAAACAAATCAAGCGTTACTTTCCCCTGATATTCAGCAATAATTTCCATAGTTTCTAGCTTAAAAATATGAAAAGTGCTTGAATCTGCGCCGTCACCGCGTGCCACATCTGCTACCAATAAATAAGAATTTCCAGGCTGCGCTTCTTCCCAGATCCAATAATTCCGATCAAGCCCTGTTCTGTATTTTGGGTCCTGAATATGCTTTTTTAAGTATTGTATATCTCCACCATCAATAACGGTTTCACCGGACGTATTGAAATTACATTCATACTCTTGGGCAATTTGTCGCTTGCTCATATTTTTAGTTTCAGTTTCAAACCACTCTGGATCCCTATCTGGATGTATATCCCAATTAAGTTTTATTGGAAAAAATTCATTCTGGCCAGCTTCAGCTTTAATATACGCGTCGTGAAACCAATCACCCACGCCATTTGGTGTCGAAAGAGCCACACAACGACCCCCGGTAGAAATTGTGGGATAAAGGCCGGTCCACAAATCAGATAAATTATCGATATGTGCCGCCTCATCAATAACCAAAAGCGACAGTGATTCTGAGCGGCCGGCATCTCCGGAAGTTGAAGACGCTTTCACTTGAGACCCATTGCTTAATTCAAAGGAATTTTTGTTATCGACATCAATACTAGCAATCTTTAACCAGTCAGGCAAATGTTTAATAATTCCCTTAACTTTTCGCACAAGATTTGCAGCTGTATTTAATTTTGTCGCTACAACAAGAACATTTTTGTCACGATGAAATAATAGCATCCAGGCAACATAAGCACCCACAATTGTAGAAATGCCTAACTGTCTTGCCTTAAGAATAACTGTAAATCGGTAATCGTTAAAATCATTTAGAAGAGCATCTTGGTAATCATATGTTTTAAACGGGATTAGGCCTTTGCCCGGGTGTGGTATTTTTGCATAGTTTCTTATGAAGTAGCGTGAATCTTTGCCACACTTTACCACTTCTTTTAATATTTCTTTCTTTGTTAATTTGTATCCCATTATACCTTAACATTGCTAGACTTTTTTGCTCCAGAATATTTTGGGCTACCAGTTTGAAGCCACTTTTCAACAGCGGCTCTAAGATTATCTTCTGCTTCTCCGGGGGAATTAACGCCAACGGCCTCTGTGTCTTTAAGACCACCAATAGTATAAACTTTTTTAGCCTGGCACCAAGTCCTGATCTTAGACATATTTTGCAAAAGAACATCACAGGGTCCATCAGCCTTTAATGTCAAAGCCTCACCAGTAATTTTCTTATACTCTTTCTTTAAAAACTTAGCGATGTCAGCATAGGTCTGCTCAATTTCGCTATCCAGTTTGGTGTTATGAAAAGCTTTTATTGACAACTCTGATTGATAAGTGACAATAAGTTTGGGGCCTGAGATGCGTACCTTAAAACCATCGATTACCCTGGAGTCATTAATAGCACAACCATTTTCACGGGCAAGACCGACTGGTTTATCTTCACCATCAACCACAAATCTCTTATCATGTGAGCCATCATAAGCGTTGGCTGCAGCCTGGTTTATTCCTTTTATGATTTCATATACAGATGCCATTGTTTATTGCTCCTCTTTTGCAAGTTGTAGGCCGGCGGATTCAAAGGCTCCCTTGATGTCGTTTAGGGAAACATGCGGCTTGTTTTTAAATGTAGTTTTAATAACCGACCATAACTTAGCCTTAGCTTCTTCTGGTAACGTTAAAGCTCTAAGATCAGCCGGCTGCTCATCTTTTGTTCCATCTTTAATTGATGGTGTAATTGATGGTGGCCATGTCCCCTCTTCTTCTGCTTCTGCTTCTTCTGCTTCTACATTTTCATGTAGAAAATAACGGGGATCAATCCGTCTTTTGTTTTTTCTAATCACGCGTATTTTCATTTTTTGGTCTCCATCCGTTTAGCCACCGCTCTTCATTAAATTCAACATATTGAATATAACAATTAAAACAGCAATCAAACTTGTTCATATATAAATCGTCTTTTAACTTAAAAGAATATATTCCACATCCAGAACACTTTCTTTTATTTTCCTTAGTAATTAGATTCTTTGAAAGGAAAAAGCCGTCTTTTTCAACTTTCTCTTTTTGTATGTCTTTTTTATAAAACTTCTTAACTTCCTCAAGATATTCTTTTTCTTTTTCGTCGGTCCAAAAAGACTTAGGGTTAACAATTGTTTCTGCACCATATTTCTTGGCCATGGCCTTTTCTATTCGTGCTATTTTATTTAAATCTTCTTCGTCTGCCACAGCTACCAACCCACGTTAAAAACGTACTTATATTATAAGTTATAAAACAAATAATTTTAACAAAAAAGGAGGGATCCCTCCTTCCCAAGAAAAAGTAAATTAATTACTTCTTGTTAATCTTGGCTTGAAGAGCTTTGATCTGCGCAGATTGCTCTTGAATTGCAGAGACAAGTACTGCAGTCAAGCGAGCGCAATCCACACCAAACATTCCTTCTTTGGTACCATGAACAGCCCCTGGAATGACTTTCTTCATATCCTGAGCTAAGAAACCGAAGTCTCTCGTGCCAGCTTCCTTCCATGTGAAGTCGACAGCTTTAAGAGAATTAACAGTTTTTAGGGCATTGCGAATAGGCGAAACGTCCGACTTAAGTCTTTCATCCGAGTAAGTTACGAATGACGAGGCGCGAACCTTGTTGATATTATTCGTACCTGCACTGCCGGCGCCAGATAAACCATTACCAGCAGTAATAGCTGTGATATCACCGGCTGCAGCCTGACCTTGCGCTGTTTTAGTTATGATGCGCATTAGCTGATCCATTGATAAATTAGCTGACCTAGGCATCTTATTTTACTCCTGTGATCTCACGGCATAAACAACCGCTATAGTTAGTGCGATTCCAACAATAATGCCGCCCGCAGTCCACCAAATTGTATAGTCGCTCTTTTTGGCAGCAATCTCAGTCAAGCGTTCAATTTCTTTATTTTTAATGCCAAGCAGTGTTTTGTGCTTTTCCTGCAATGAAACATAAGTAACTTTTTGAGTCTCTATAATTAATTGTAGACGAGCAGTTTCTTTTGCTAGTTCATATTTCAGCTTAAGTTCCCACTGCTTTTCAGAAAAGTTTCTATTTGTTAAGAGGCTTGCCGCAGCAATACTATTTAAAAGTACGCCAGAATAAGGAGCCGGCTGTTTGTACCTCAATCCTGTTATTTTTCCTTTGGGGGGAAGCAACGGTGTTACCTCGGCAAAAACAATTGGCGGCACAAAAACCACGCAAATCATTAAAAGCGAAGCTAGTAACTTATTCAACATATTCTAACCCATATTTCTCTGCTAAGAGTTTTGCCAGCTCATCTGGCTTCTCATCATATTTTTCTACAAGATTTTTAATTTCTTTTTTCTTTTCTTTATCCAACTCTAGATTATCTTTCTTATACTTTTCTTCTAAGTCGGTAACTATTTTGCCATAGTTTTCCAGAATTTTATCTTTTTTCTTAGTTTCTTGATCGTGGATATCGTTAATGACATCTATTTGTTTTTTATAACTTTCGGTGCGTGTTTCTAAAACTTTCATAGCATCGTCTTTTCTTCTAAAGAATATCCACAAAACTATAGTATACACAACAATCAATGGAGCTTTCCAATTGTGTTTAAGCCATACCCAACATTTCTTTAAAAAAGTTTTTATGGCCAACCAACTCATTATTTGCCGTGCCTCCAGCGCGTTGCAATATCTGCGAGACCTTCAAGACCAATATATGCTAAAGAAATGGCAACCCAGTCTTCGCTAGCTAGTGAATCTCCAAACAACATTAAACAGGTTGCAGTCACCCAAACCATAAGTTTTCTGGATAGTAATTTGTTTAGCCCTTTATCAATAATTTGTTTAGTCATCATAATATACCTCTTTATGTTGTTGCCGTGTAGGCCGGTGTCGTTATTTTACCTTTTATGGTGGGAACTCCAACATTATTCAAAAAAAACGGCACCTGCTTTACGCTGGTGTCGTGATCATTATTATTAGTAAGGTTTAAAATCTTATTAATAGTAAAAGTGGAACTAACTTTTTTATTTGGCTGTGCCATGGTTTTCTCCTAAATGTTTATATGTGCAAATCCCTCTTTTTTATCGATAACAATTTGTTGGTCTACACAATCTTTCAAGCTGTCAAGATGAGAAATCAAAATAACAGTTTTAAAGTATGACTTAATTAGTTCTAAGATGGAAATAAACCCATCCATATTATCTGCGTCCAAGGCAGTCCCGGGCTCGTCTAAGATAAAAACATCTGATTTCGGCAGACTAGAAACTGAAAGAAGTGCCAATCGAATTGCCATAGCGGCAATAGTTTTTTCTGCTCCACTGCCCATTTCAATTGGGCGTGGTTCATGTTTGGGATGTTTAATAAAAATTTTCATATGCTTGCCATCATTTTCAAAGAAGACTTCAAAATCAACAACGTTTGCTAGAACCTTTGCAATTTCATTGTTAATAACTGGAAGCTTCTTTTTAATAATATCATATGATATACCATTCGTATGCATACATCTCATAAATAATTCATAAGCTGAATACTCTTCTCTGAGGCTTTGTAATTCCTCTTTTTGTTCTTTAAGAGATGTGAGTTTCTGTTCTAGAGAACCATGCTCTTTATAAAAACCCATAAGAACATTTTGACACCCTTGCAGCTCTGTCTCTTTTTCTAAGTAAATTTTCTTTGCTTTTTTCAATTGTCTAATAAAGGATCCTTTATTTTCAATGATGTCTTTATTCTCGTAATAGAGCTGCTTTTGTTCCCCTAGGGAGACAATCTCACTATCAATTGATTTCAAATTAACTTTACTGCGTTCAATCTCAACTTTTATCTTTGATATTTGAAGTTCTGAAGATTCTTTTTTGTCCACAACCTCTTTATACTTTTTAAGATAAGTTTCGATTTGTTCAGGATTTAAATCTTTTATTTCTTTATCGAGGATTGTAGATTTTTTAGTGAGCCCCTTAACGTTGTCGGTAAGGTCTGACATATTATTAAAGGCAGCGTGCGCGTCGCAAATAAATTTACAATTAGGAAATTTACTTCCGCAGGGCACCTCTTTTAAAAGACTAATTCTCTTTTCTTTAGCTTCTTTCTCTTTCTCCAAGAAGCTTATTTCATCAGCAATTGTTTTAAGAGTTATTAATTTTTCCGCAACTTCACTTTGCTTTTCATATAAATCTTCTGTATTGAAGTTTAAAATAAAATTATCAATTTTCTTGACAAGATTTTCTTTTTCTTCAAGATCCTCCTGAAAGCTAGCAATTGCCACAGTGATATCTAAATGCTGTTTTTCTTTTTCATTAAGCGTCGCGGCAATTGCCTCTATATCAATTAAGTCTGTGGGAATAGAGTCAATCGATTTCTGAATTTCATCAACACTACTTTGAGTATCTGATAGTTCTTTTTTAATTGTTTCACAACTTTCAGAATGATCGCGGGTTGCAGCTTCATTAAAAATGATTTCTTTTTCTACATTGAAGATGTCATCATCAAACTCTTTTCCTTCAAGTCTTTTGAGGGCGCCTCGAAGATCTGTGGCATCTTCTTTGGCTAATTTAAATTTCTTGTCAAACATTTCCAAATCAAGAAATTTTGCGAGTATTTCTTTTCTTCTTGTTGATCCTTCACTAATAAATTGTAATGCACCAAGCTGAGAAGACATAGACGTCATTAAGAAATCGTCTAAAGTTCCAAAGTGTTTTCTTATGATCTTGTCTGTTTCATTTCTAGTGGTTCCATTTAAACTTTGAATCTGCTCAGTTATTGTGTCATAACACTCAAAATTTAATTTTGTCTTGGCCTCTAAAGTTTCATCGCCCTTCAACTTCTTTATATATTTATTTGTTTTTCTTTCGATGGTATATCGTTTGTTTCCAACTGAGATGCAGACTTTTCCGCTTCCTGACTGCTTATTCTGGTTGATAATGTTGAGGTTTTTCCGCTCGTTCTTACTAGTAGAATTAAATAAAGTAAACAAAACGCTATCAACAATACTAGACTTACCAGAAAAGTTTTTACCAAAGATACCCACGATTCCAGAGAGTTTTTGAAAGCCAACTACATTCTCCTCGCCATAATTAAAAAGATTATCCCACTCAAGCTTTTCAAGCTTCCAATTAATATTTCTACCCACTTCTTCATTTTCTTCTACAACTGTATTATATTTTGAATTAAGTTTTAAGACTCTTTTAATTAATTCTTCATCTGGCTGAAAATCTTTAATATATTCTCTTATAAGTTCTTCTTGTACAGCAACATCTCTCAGATTATCATTTGCTAGGCCGTCAGCAAACTCATCAATGTTCCCCCTTTCGCCAGAAGCTCTATTCAAAAAAGTAATACTTTCTGGTTTAAAACGATGCTTTGCAACCTCGACTGCCTTTTTCATAATGCTTAGAGGTAAATTATTGTTTGAAACCAGGCGCACTCTGGCACCCTTGGGAATCTGAATCTTGTTTGGCATCCTCCCCTTTGGAGTTAGCTCTATTGTAATAAACGGTTTTGGGTTTTTAAGAACATGATGCGCACATGTAAAATCATCTTTGTCTTTAATCTCCCAAATCAAAAGCCCTTTATCGTTTGTTTCTCCATGATTCTGCTGTATCGTTGAGCCAGCATAGCGAATTCTACCAGCATGATCTAAAGTTTGGTTTGTTTTGTGGATGTCTCCCAAAAAAGCAAAATCATGTCCTTGAAAAATTGATATATCATCTTCCCCATGCTCCATAATCCACCCCAAATCAGTGCGGCTATTACAAATAGCACCATGATAGAGAGCAATCTTAATCTTTGTATCGTCGGAAGGTAATATCCAATTAGCGCGATCGAACACACTAAGAACATTAAGAGTGAAATTTTCATCTAATTTGGTCTCCCCGCTATTTTTTAGCAGAAACAGGCCCGGGTGATCTAGGGCTTCGACTATCGGTGTGATAGCATCTTGCCTGCTACTGTTTTTAAGATTGCCATCATGATTCCCAAGAATTATATAAGTAGGGGCAATAGACGCTAAAGACGATAAAAAGCTCGAACACAAATCAAAGAATTCCGGCGACAGCTGTGTTTTGGTGTGTGCAACATCTCCACAATGAATAATGTAATCAACCTTTTCTTCGCGCAATTTATCATAAAGTTGTTCGAACACTTCTTTGTATTCGTAATGATATTTTAAATTTTTAATATGCGTATCTGCAATGTGTGCAAACTTCATTTTTATCCTATATATTTTCTACGCATGCTCAAGCAATTCACCTCAACAGTCAATGATGTAGCCGTTGGCGGGGATCCCCCTAGAGTGGAAACTCACTTTTATTAACGTTGCTTTTTTAAACATGTGCCTATAATACTATCACACTTTTTTACAAATGTCAATAGTTTTTTTAAAAGATTTTGTCAAGTTATATTTGTAATATTTTCTGTATTAAGAGTGTAGATTCATCAAATAGTGTTGCGCCCCTCTTTCTACTTTCAAATTCTTCTTTTGTCATACTTCCAACATCTTCATAATCAGAAGTATCTATATTATAAACTTCAACACCATATGAATTAAGCACGTTAATGATGTTTAAAGCCTTCTTCTCGGCATCTTGGTCCAGTGCTATGTATATGCGACTAGAATGCGTTAGAATGGCCTTAAATAGCCTAGAGCGGCTATTGAGAGTTGACCCCAGAAGAGGAATAGAGTTGGCTGCATTCATTGCATCAAAAACCCCTTCTACCAAAGTTATTGGTTTTTCCCAATCAATCGATAATTCATTAAATATGATGTCCTTTGAAACTGGAGGATTCTTATATTTTAACCAATCCTGTCTATAAGTTCTAGCAATGAAATAGTTGCAATATCCATCCAAGTTAAAAGAGGGTATAATAATTCTGTTTTTATATTCACCTGTTTCACAATAACCAATTTTCCACCTCAATATATCATAGCTGTTTAATCCACGTTTTTTAAGGTATTTTAATGCTTCTCTGGCTGTCGAAGATAGAGCTTTGTTAGCTAAGCATATATATTCATTGGGCAAAGGAACTTTCTGTTGATAGTCCTTAGCTTCCTCTGCTTCAAAAAGATTGTCAAATTCTGATATGTCCACTCGTTCAAAAAAATTGCTCCATGCTTTTCTGTGATTATAGTTTCCAAATCTTTTAACAAGATAGAAAATATTTCTCCCACTAGTATCACACACCCAACATTTATAAGAATTCTTGGAGATGTTTACCGACATCTTTTTTTTGTAATGATTACAAAAAGGACACGAAAACAAGTGTTCCTCATTCGAGCGATAAAAATCTCCTAAAATCTCTTGCAAGATTTGAATCTTTTCAGAATCCATAAAGATAGCCTAACAGAAACAATACAAGAAGTCAAGAACTTTTAAGATATGCTGCCTTCGCAACAACCCAACTATCAGCCTTGTCATAACAGTGTGGCTTGACGTTGTTAAACTTTGTATATTCTATTTGAATTTCCGGAACATTATTTAAAATGTAGTCAATAACCACTTGTTTTGCTTTTGTTCCTCGTGAAACTGTAATACCACAAAGTTTTCTGGCTGATGTGGCCGCTATATATTCCGGCTCAACTTGTAGTATTCCATATACCAACCACGATACCACGCCATTAAAACGAGCAAGAGTTGAAAGAGTTTTTGCAGATGAGAATCCAGATCTAAAAGACTGGAGAGATTGCTCGATATATACCCTTTCGATTCCCGAATGTTTGTTATAAAGCTCTTTAAGATGTTGCTCAACATATTCTACCTTCTTGAAGAAATTTTTAAATTTTCTAGTATCCCAGGCCTCATTATAGATAATATTGCCTTCTTTGTCAAGTACTGTTGCACCAGTTATACTGGTGGAGATATCTAATCCTAAAATCATTTATATATCTAATTTAACTTTAAAAGTATATGCGAGAGTCTCAAGCTTTTTAACTGGTGTTGCTAACTTAACAGTGCCAATTAATTTTCTTTGATCATCGAATATACCTATTGTACTAATAAATGTTTGTTTTTTAAAGGAAGAAGAATAATTGCATATAGAACCGCTGATGGTGTTCTTGATTGGTATAGAGTCATTCTCCGAAAAAGATGCACCACCATACTGGTATAAGGGTGCCGCAGACGAACTGGCATATAATTTATATGTAGGGTTGCTAGAATGATTTAGCAAACCTTTTGGCGCAGTCATGTACATATCTAATGTCGTCACTTCGTTTGTTCCACGAAACTCCATCCTATAACTCGCGGATGGAGCTAATCCATCATCGCCGCTGTCATTGGCTCCGGCTGCAAAATCGCACCACTGTGCTTGACGTGTTGCATAGGTAAAATTATATGTGGCCGGCGTCAAATCCCAACTTCCTGTCAACAGCGCAAAGCCCTCATTATATAAAACGACGCCTGCCACGAGTCCAGAACCGTTGGTTTGGGCATACGTGTCGCCGGCAGTTTGTATTAATTCTCCATTTTTGTTTTTATCTGTTAACTGTGCCACAAGAGCGCCAGAAATATAAAATTGTAGATTAACCGATCCGGGCTTTATTCCGCTATCAAAAAAGATTGATGGAATGCTCACTAAATTAACTTCTTGCGTGCCCTTGTCCCCGTAAGAAGACGAAAAAGCATACTGATCAGTCAAATAAGTATAATAATTTAATGTGTTTTTCAACCCCGAAACGTGCGGGCGAGTTGCGCCGACTGCAAATCGTTCTCTACTGATGCTTGCGGAAAGAGGATACGAACCAGTTAAAACATCACCATATGCATATGAAGTATTATAAGTAGCATCAGTAATGGTGCCAATAGAATTAAAGCCGCCATCTTTTGTGGTGAAAGGAAATATCAATGCTTTGACACCAGAGCCAACTTCCGGATCATAAGTGTGGGCGCTACTGTCACGGTCGATATTTAGTTCATATAAACTAACATGGCCAGTAGGGACCATGGTATCATTATTATTATATGCACCGCTAATCGCACTTAAAGAGTTTAAATAAATATCACCACTTATAACATCAAAAACATACTGCGGGTGTGTTTTTAAAGTGTTACGAAGAATATTTTTGTCTTCAAACTTATAGTATGGCATAGCATTTAATAATCCAACCTCACGCGCAGAGTTAACTCATTGCTTGGAGTTTTCTTTAAGGGCTCAGACAATTTAGCAACCGCTAAGAGTTCATTATTTGGCGAGTAAAGACCAATAGTTGTCAAATAAGACACTGGTTGTGCAAAAGGATTGTTTCCTTTAACTCTAATTTTACTAGCTGTCAAATAAGTTGGATTAGAAGAATAATTATAATCTCCCGTGTTAGCTCGACAGAAATAAATTGTTGAATTAAGTTCTGTAGTATTGTTGAACTGGATATCAACTAGTCGGTTTCTCAATCCGTCAGCAAAGGTGTCAATGCTAGATTGAGAAAATGCGCTGTAAATAGTGGTTGTTGTACCTGGAATTCCCCACGCTGGGGCACCTACATCGCCCGGGCGCTCGCCCGGGCCAGTCATGGCTTTCCGCTGTGTTCCGTTATAAAATGCAAACGGACTAACAACTGCAATACCCGCCTGATAGTATATGTGACCCATCGCAGGATTGGCAGCAGTGCCTATATCTGTCGATGCCGTATAAAGTAAACCATATTCACCAGTGGGTGAATTTACAAAAAAATTAGAAGATGCTCCATAATCTGCCAAAATCAATGTGTCTTCTCTCGCAGAGGTTGTCCCGCCGCTCAAGAAGGTCATAGAGAATCCACCCTTCTTAATTTCATCCTTGGCCAAAAGTCTGGCAAAATTAACAAAAATTGCTTCGTAGAATTTTCTACTCCCAGCAGTGTGGGGGTCGCCACCATCATTTAAATTTCCATCCTGATCGAACGGTTGAATGTTTCCGCTTATATCATAAGGCACCAAAACTTGAGCCATTTGATCATAAATATTTCTCTTCTTGACATATTGCGCAGCCGTAGTAAATGCACCGCTAGGGATTGATGATCCAGTGCCAGTAGAAGAAGAAGCTGCGAGTCCGACAGTAATATCAAAAATATGATTTGCAGAAGAACTTAAATAAGGATAATCATATACTGACTGAAACATGCCGTGAGCATATGTTTTAATATTATTATCAGAATAAGTTCCTGAAGCAATGGTGCCAGTAATTGGAATTGCCTCGTGAAGTAGCGTTCTTGTTGTCGCCACATCGTTATTCAAAAGTGTCTTAAATGTAGTTGCCATGTTTTTCCTTCCTTTTTATTGCTTTTTGACAAAACGAACTGGTATGTCGATTCTGTATCCTGTTGTTGCCCCAGTAACTCTAACAATAGTATCAATATAATAGAACGTTGTGGCGGCGTCATCGACTGTCGCTGCAAATGTATTACCAAGTCTTTCAAATAGATAAGTGCTAGTTCTCAAATTGGTTGAAGCTCTTATCCTAAACGCACAATGTGTCCCTCTTGGGCCGGCAATTGCTGTGTTAATTAGATCAGCATCGTTCTGCGCCACATCCGTAGACGACACGGGGGTAGTTCTCACAAAATCACCAGTCGACAAATAATAGCTAGCAACATTATCATCATCTATAAAAGAAAATGCTGTGGTTTTGCCAGTCGACGTGGCGCCGACGAGGACGGCCGGGTCTGCAGTGGTTAACGATCCCAATCTATTATCTATTTCTACAATGTATTGATTTTCCTGTAATTCTGCGTCAATCTGATAAGCATTGGATATTTCTAATGTATTTAGGCCCTGGTCAACACGAATGTTAGTGATATTCGCGTTGGTCTCGGCCCCAGGATTGTTTCCGGGAATAAACTGCCCTAGCGTATTATTGTAAAATAAGTGTGAAGTTGTATCGTCTACAGTTATAACAAACGATCCGGAGCCAACATTAGTATTCCATTGCACATTTTGTGTTGTCTGATTCAATACAATAACTGGCAAATAGAGAATATTATTATTTGTTAGTGTAATCAGCTTAGATTTCATATTTGCGGTGTTGTTAGTAAAGGCTTCTAAAACCGGTGATTGGAGAATTTCTAGATCGTAATAGGCAGAGCCGCTACTATTCGTCGCGTCGTAATTGCTATAATCGATCTCATCATCTCCAAACGCATATTTTGTAATTCTGAAAGAACCATCGCCCTCGGCCAATCTTTTTCGACCCGCATCCGTTA